CGCTCCAGTCATAGCTAGTTCCCTAGCAGCTGCTACGGAAGGCCCGTAGTCTGGCGATTGATATGGTGCTGTTTGTACTTGTCCTGCGAATAGTGCCATAATTTTAAGTGTAGCTATATCTTACATTTCCCCAAGGGCTTTGTGCGGTTTGCATTCCAGCACCACCACCAGCACCTCCAAAGTTAAACCCGCCTCCACCCATGTTCATTCCAGCACCCATCATGGAGCTTCCAATGCTGCTCCACATTTGCGCTTTGGCTTGCTGGTTGGCGAGGTTGGTCTGGTAGACTGCTTGGTTGTATTGGTTCTGCGCTCCAGCGGCTTGGTTGGCAAGATTGAGAGGCATATTAAAATCAAAACTTCCAGATGCCGCTGGGCCACCAGACATTGCTGATGCCGCGCCTGAAGTCCCAAGTTTATAAGCCAATGGAGCATTGCTTAAAAGATTCATGCCGGGAGTGGTGTAAAATTGATTGGCTCGATTAAACAACTCTCCGCTGGCTGAACTTGCTTCACCACGAAGTGCCTGTCTACGCGCACCAACATCAGCAATGTTTCCATATGCTGCTTGCGCTGCTTGTTGTGCTTCCGCCCTGCGAGCGGACTTTGCAGCTTCACGATTCATGATCTCAGATGCAATAGCTGAATTTCCACCAATGCGTCCAGCCGCAGCCGCAGCCTCTCTTGCTTGTTGCTGAGTCGCCCGTTGCTCTTCCGAAGAAAGAGTCCCACGACGAGCGTAAGCTTCTTCCGCCATTGTTCCAAACATACCAGTGTATGGGGATGCCTCTTTTTGGAACTCAGACTCAAGCCCTTGTGCGCGTTCTGCGTAAAGGTTTTGAAGTTGAATAGATCGAGCTTGCTCTGGTGAAAGGCTTTCCATTAACCCACGGGTCAACGGTGCTTGCTTGCGCATTGTTCCTAGCTCGCCAGCACGGATTTGAGCGACATTTCTTGCGGCTTGTTTCGCTGCTCTTAGTTCTAACGCAGATTGCTTATCAAGAAATTGGTTGCTTTGACGAAACATTTGGTTCATCAGCCGTGGCCCGAACTTGTTTTGCAGTCCGATAAAACCGGGTATGTTTTGTTGGTAGTAATCTAGCAGCCCTCTTCCAGCCTTGTTCGCCTCAGTTTGCCCGGTTAATGGATTAACATCAAACAAGCCAACGGGAGGAGGCGGTGGTGCTGCTTTGGATTTTTTTCTTCCAAACAATGATGAAGCAATCCCAGCTCCAGCTAAAGCAAGTTGAACCCAGCAATAATTGGCATCACCACTACCAGTGTTGAGGTAATTCACCAGCAAACCAAAAGCCACCAGATAAGCAACTGGGAGATTATTCAATATTATTTTTTTCATAAATTACTATTGCTTTAGCTAGGTGTTGGTTCATCGAATGACCATGACTCATATTTAATCAACTTAACCAAGCCAATCAAGCCAATTTTGGTATTCAACTTTTGACATTGATTCGTGGTCGAGTGGTTGATCTGCAACTTGTTCTTCGCCTTCCTGTCGCTGTGGCTTGTTATACTCTACAACGCGAATGACATCACCGAATGTAAACTCATAGGTTGCAGAGTCTCCTGTGCTTGAAATAAGTGTCTTCATGTTATGCGTAGTATGGAATTTTTCGGCTTGTTCCGTTGATGCTTACGACTAGGTAGCCGACTGGGAAGGAGCTTGCGCTAGTGGCTACGGTAGCAGAGGACATAGTGAGGTCTCCTGCGACATGGAGCTTGGAACTTGGCGATGCCGTACCGATGCCTACATTGCCTGTGGAGGTGATGCGCATGCGTTCTGTGCTGTTTGTTCCAAGACTCAGTACGCCAGTGGAGTTGGCAACATTAAGACCAATACTATCCTGAGACCCTGTAAGCGTACCAATTCCAAAATCAGTTACAGCACCGGAACTGGCATTATATTGCAAAATTCTTGCGCTTGCACCATCTTGCCGTATTGTTTGATTTCCAAAATTCGGCGAAACCTTTGTCCCAGCAATAGCAGCAGATGCGTTAATATCGGCATTTACGATAGTGCCATCCACAATGTTTGACGAAGTTACGGAGTTGGTCGCAAGTCGGCTGTTGTTAATTGCATTAGCTGAAATGCTCAACTTGCCAGATGCAACCTCAAGACCACCACCTGACAAGCACGCGTCAGAGGTCATCGTGGTTTCGTCGATGATATTATTCATCTTCGTGCTAGTAATCGTGTCAGTAGCCGTAAAAGTGTAAGTTGTATTAACCGCGCCCATAACTTATTTCTGTGAGATGATTTGTCTATTTGTTACTGATCCAGCAACTTTGATTGAGTTTATCTTGGCTGAACCCTGTGTCCTTGTCAAGATCATGGTTCCTGTGTAACCCCTAATACCACCAAGCCTGCACCTAATGCTTGCTGTTTCAGCCTCTGATGGGTTGGTTGATTGTAGGATTTGTCCATCTAGGAATTGAGTGGTAGTTCCAATAGTCGATGAGTTGTCTGGGTCTTCAGCGGCGAACTCAATTAGGTATTCAGAATTCTGGCTGGGCAACCCCTGCATATTGATCTGCGAGTCAGTGTACCTTTTTCGTTCCAATGTCGCAAGGTCGTACCCACGGGTAATTAGTTTAGACAGAATGGGTGCTGATGTCTTAACATCATTGGTATTGGACACGCTGATGTTGTCATTAGAGTCATCAAACGCTTCCAATTGGTGCAACCCACCGTTAGCGGTCACAGCATACAGGTTATTTCTTAACCCCGCTGAACCAATAATAAGGTCTTCAATCAAGAATCTAGTGTCACCAAAGGTATCTAGCGACTCCCAGCCTCCATTTAGGAAATTGTACACCAAAATTGAGTTGTTCCCGCGAGCATCGTTAATGCCCGGAGCGGAATCCAGCGGAACCGCAAGGTAGTACCTGTTATCGAACAGGATTCCAACCGACCTATTAGACAAGTCCTTATTAAGTCTGTCGATATATGGCTGGATGTTCTTGGAAATTGGTTCCTCGGCCCCGCGAAGGTTGTAATCGTTAAGGAACTCCACACCATACACCCCATCGTCCGACAGAAACATCATGGTGTTAGCTCTCATCACTACAGACTTGCGAGCTAAACAGCCAACCTCGGAGGTTAGTTCTGTAACCCTAGTGTCTAAAAGTGTCCCCTGCGTCCCCTTAATCTGGTGGATGCTGTTTCTGTTGAGGACAATCAACGCATCGTCGTAGAACCCGTGCATGGCCACCACATAGTCAGCAGTACCACCAGAAACACGAAACTGGTTTTCGATCTGGTCGAAGGTGGTGGTATCAAGAATGTCGGATACGGCAATCTCGTCTGTGATCTTGCGGTCGGTGTAGGTAGCTTCGTTGTAAGCCCCAGACTGGTCGTAGTAGTACGGAACCCACAGTCGGCGTTGAAAGTGAATACCCCAAGGCGCACCTGGTTGATGCATGAACCCACCGCCCTCGCTGAATCTTCCACCAAATTCAAGCTGTAGACTACCTGTTGATGTGAAGTTGCCAACTGGAGCGTAAAATGTAATTGCTGTAGTACTGGCCGAAACAACTTGAAATTCTTTACCAACTAATACAGAAAGTTCTGGTATGGTTGCTTCGTATATTACGATAATATCATTTGCAAAAATCGTAGTGTTACCAAGGCTTCCGCTGCTAACTGTTACCAACCCTGAAGCCGCTGATACATGATTACCAGCAACGGCAAAAACCTGAGGTTGGGTATATGCTCCACCTGCCGACATGGTAAAACCATCTGTGATGGTCGCGCTGGAAACCACAAATGAAGTAACAGTTTGGCTTGTAGTAAACGTGTAAGTAAATTGATCCTGTGTTGATACAGCTAGAACAGTAAATGTTCCATTTGCTGGAACTAATGTGGCATGAGTAAGCCCAGCTACAGTTATTGACGTTCCAGCAACCAAACCATGCTCGCGAACGTTCATTGTAACAGTGGTTCCGCTTTGAGACGCAGAAAGAATGGGCCTACCATTAGGATACCACTCCAATGCCTGCTGCCCCTCTCGGAATAGCATAACCTTGTCGAACACTTGAATCATGTCGGTGTCTGCGCCCAAAGCAGTTCCAGCGGGATATGAGATGTTCTCTGGAACATACAGGGAATTAGACTCGACCTCAGCCAAGTCAATCTTCTTAGCAACCGTGTCCAACGCCACAATCACAAACTCCTTGTTGTTGGAGTTGGGATCGCTGAACAAACAGGAGGCTCGGACATTAGCGTTGGCTGCATCGTTAATCGGCATCTGGGACAATGTTCCAGTGCCGGAAACCGCAGTCACCCCAGTTACAGGGAAGCTTAATTGGTTCGCTGAAACATAAGTCAGCACCTTGGCCCCGTTGTTGTTAGTGCCAGTAAAGGTCAGTCCAGCTACTACAGCATACCCACTAGAACCAATCTCAAACCCATGATTGGCGGACATGGTAATCGTTACCACATTAAATGCGTATGTTGCGGACGAGATGGTCTTTGATGTTGATGTAATCACCTCTGAAATAGGTGAAACAGCGGAAACTGTGTATGGGCCTATACCATCAGACAATGGATATGTAATACTTGATCCACTTGCAGTTGTTGCTGTAAAAACTCCATTTGGATTGGTTCCAGCAGTATATCCAATTCCAGCAATGTTCAGTGTGGCCCCAGCACTTAAACCGTGTGCTGATGCAGTAGTTAGCGTAACTACCCCAGAAGTAATTGAGGCGGCAGTAATCATTACGCTTGAGC